CACCAGCAGTGGTTGTGACACTTCCAAATGCGGGTAAGGTTCCAACCACACCGCTACTAACGGTCGTTCCTGTTGGGATTGCGTCTCCGCCGTTGAATGTCTCGCTAAACGAAAATGCACTCCCATCAGTCGTTTGGGAGTATGTACCAGCGTTCATTGTCGCCGCATCAGTTGCCGAAGCAGGAGCAGACAAACCGCCAAGAGTAGCAGATACATTAGAACCACTCACAGAATAGGATGAACCTAGACGAGTTGCCTGAGAAGCAGCAGCATCAACAGTCAGTTGAACGCTAGTCGAATGTTTAGTAATAAGATCGGCATTAGCAGGTGCCGCCATCAAAATCATAACGAGAGGAATGAATCTTTTCATTTACCATCTCAGAACCGACATATGTATTTAGGATGCAATTCTTTTTGGTGGAAACCGAAATTGTAATACGGGTTTCCACCATCAAAAAATCTGGTTATACTTATTAAATAGTACGGTCGCCTTCGGGGACCACACAACGACTCTCGCTTTTTAAGGAGAACTACAATGACTGGACTTTCACGTTTTACGTCCAAAGATTTGGACAGGATTTTTGATGCAGCCAATCGCTATAGTGTTGGACTGGATGACATCTTCCATCGGTTGAATTCGTATGGTTACAATCAACCTGGTGGACAGTACCCTCCATATAATCTGATCAAGGAATCGGAAGTTAAATGGCGCATCGAACTAGCACTTGCTGGATGGGCACCTGAAGACATTGAAGTGAGTACCGAATCCAATGTCTTGCTCATCAAGTCCAAGGCAGCGAAGGATACGAATGCTGAAGACGAGTATATGCATCGCGGCGTATCGACTCGCACCTTCGCTAGAGGTTTCAACTTGAGTGATGATGTTGAGGTTGGATCGGTAAACTTTACAAATGGAATGCTTGTGGTAGAATTGCGGAAGGTTATTCCTGATCACCAGAAACTCAAGATCTATGAAATTGATACTACGGGTTCTACTAAACCCAGTGACACAGTTTAATTTGCTGGTGGTAGGTTTCCTATGTGTAATACAAGGTCTCCACCTTAACGCTCATTACACAATGAGTCTCGATGCAGATTCTTACGTGCACAATTTTTGTAAAAAGAATCTTGAAAAGTGTGAGAGAATTATCTCTAACTTTGATTAAGCGTATACATAGTAGTACAACAGAAGAGACTCCCACGGGGGTCTCTTTTTATTTGGAAAGTTCGTATGAACCATTATGTAAATTGCACACCAAAGATGTGCGAAGAGTACGAGAGTGTTACTCTCGACATTCCAACTGAATATGTAGATGAGATTCTCTATTATGCAAGAGCACTTGCTGATGAAAAAAACATCAATGAGCGCAAAGCATTTGGTGACATCGTTCGCAATGTTTATTATCAACTAATTGAGAAGAATTATGACCGTAAAAATCGTAAGAATGGTCAACGGCGAGGACGTAATCGCTGATGTGAGGGAGGCATATCCAAGTCAGGATTCATTTGCTCCTCTTGGATATTTTCTTTCTTATCCATATCAAGTGACGATTTCTGCAACTGCAGAGATGTTGTTTGAGTCTGACCACGAGACACCGCAAAAAATTAACGATCTTAACATCGAGATGTTCCCCTGGATTCCCCTTTCGGAAAATGAAAGAACTCTGGTGGTGCTATCAAACGTGGCAACAATTTACAATCCTCACCCCGAGGTAAAGGGCAAATGGGAAAAACTAGTGGAGGCTACAAATGGTACCATTGAGAATCGTGATTCTGAAGGATCACACACACCTGATGGGGGAAGTGACGGAGCTGGATGAAGAACCGTCATACCTCATTTCTAATTGTATGAGGATTGAGACTAATACTTGGACTCGGTATCCTTTTTATACTGATCAGCGTGACATCTTCTTGACTTCGGACGTGATTCTTACTATAGTGGAACCGTCTGAAGACGCCGTAATCCAGTACAAAAAATCGCTTTGAGTTCCATTTACACTAACGTAACCCTTCTTGGTGATGCCATCCTCTGCCGTGGGTATGAGGATGGTCAGCAAATCTCTTACAAAGAGATTATCAAACCAGTTCTATATGTTCCATCTCCCAAAGGAGAATGGAAGTCATTGGACGGTGCACCTATGGCACCTATTACTCACGATGGTGCTAGACGTGCTCGTGAGTTCATTGAAAAGTATAAGAATGTTGAGGGGTTTGAAGTTCACGGATACGAGCGTTTCGTTTACCAGTGGATCAGTGAAAAGTATCCTGGTCAGATGCGGTTCAATCTTAAGGATATGAACATCATCACGATCGATATTGAGGTTGCGTGTGAAAACGGTTTCCCTGATACCGAAGCGTGTCAGGAAGAAATGCTGTGTATTACCGTTAAGAATCTTTCTACTGGTAAGTACATTACTTGGGGAACTCGTGAGGCAACTCTTGATACTGAGTATCGCGTCTTCTGGACAGAACAGGAGATGCTGTCAGATTTCCATAAGTGGTGGACGGAAAACACTCCTGATATTGTGACTGGTTGGAACTGTAACCTGTACGACATCCCGTACATCTGCCGCCGCATTGAGCGTGTGTTGGGTGACAAGTGGATGAAGAGTCTGTCGCCTTGGAACAAGGTGAATATGCGTGAGGTGTACATCAAAGGTCGTCGTAATTTGTCCTACGACATCTTGGGTGTCAGCATCCTTGACTATCTTGACCTGTACCAGAAGTTCACGTACAGCAACCAGGAGTCCTATCGACTGGATCATATTGCTTTCGTTGAACTTGATCAACGCAAGTTAGATCACAGTGAATTTGAAAACTTCAAAGATTTCTATACGTCTGACTGGCAGAAGTTTGTTGAGTACAACGTACACGACGTTGAACTGGTAGATCGTCTTGAGCGCAAGATGAAACTGCTAGAACTGGCAGTGACTATGGCATATGATGCCAAGGTCAATTTTGAAGATGTCTATTCACAGGTGCGGATGTGGGATACCCTCATCTATAATTACCTCAAAGAACGCAAGATCTGTGTCCCACCAAAACAAGAGTCAAGCAAATCTGATAAGTATGCTGGGGCATACGTTAAGGAACCTGTTCCTGGGCAGTATGAATGGGTGGTCTCTTTTGACCTCAACTCCCTATACCCTCACCTCATTATGCAGTACAACATCTCGCCAGAAACTCTGGTGGATGAACGAAAGGGTGGGGTAAATGTAGACAAACTACTTAATCAGGAGATTCAAATCGATGGAACTTACTGTCTGTGTGCTAACGGTGCTCAATATCGTAAGGATATTCACGGTTTCTTGCCTGAAATGATGCAGAAGATCTACGATGAACGTAAGATCTACAAGAAAAAGATGCTCGCCGCTAAGCAGAAGTTGGAAGAAACTGGTAATGTTGTTCTTAAGGACGACATTAGTGCCTATAACAACATTCAAATGGCACGTAAGATTCAACTTAACTCTGCCTATGGTGCCATTGGTAACCAGTATTTCAGGTATTACAACCTTGCCAATGCTGAGGCAATTACTTTGTCTGGACAACTCTCTATCCGTTGGATTGAGAACCAAATGAATGGGTATCTAAATAAACTTTTGTCTACAGAAGGAAAGGATTATGTCATTGCATCTGACACTGACTCAATCTATATTCATCTTGGACCTCTTGTTGATAAATTTTTTGCTTCTAAGTCTGGCGATAAAGCAGCGATTGTTGGCATACTTGATAAGGTCTGTCAGGACAAGTTGGAACCATTCATCGACTCCAGTTATAGTAAACTTGCGTCGTATGTGTCGGCATATGACCAGAAGATGCAGATGAAGCGAGAGACCATTGCCAATAAAGGTATATGGACAGCAAAGAAACGCTACATCCTTAACGCCTGGGACATCGAAGGTGTTCGATTCTCTGAACCCAAACTCAAGATTATGGGTATTGAGGCAGTCAAATCGTCCACACCTGCCGCTTGCCGCACAGCAATTAAGGATGCTCTCAAAGTTATTATGAACCAAGACGAAGATTCCTTGCAGGATTTTGTCTCTAAGTTTCGTAGTAAGTTTGAGAGTCTTCCTCCAGAAGAAGTTGCATTCCCACGTGGGTGTAATGGGGTTTCTAAATTTTCAAACCCAGTAACAATTTATAGCAAAGGTACTCCGATTCACGTTCGTGGTGCACTTCTATATAATTTTCATCTTAGAAAGAACAAACTCACCCATAAGTATCCGTTGATTCAGGAGGGGGAAAAGATCAAGTTTCTGTACCTTCGTACACCCAACAGGATTAGTGAGAATGTTGTTTCTTTCTTCCAAACTCTTCCTTCAGAATTTGGTCTTGACAAGTCGATAGACTACGACCTACAATTTCAGAAGAGTTTTCTTGATCCACTGCAGGTCATCCTAGATACAATTGGATGGAAGGCAGAACGAGTCGCGTCCCTTATGGAGTTTTTTGTATGAGTTTCCTCAATGATGTTGTCAAAGATATTGGCAATGAATATGCTGGTCTTGTTAGTGAGGGGATTGCTGCAGGAGACGTTAATTCTTTTATTGACACTGGGTCTTATATTTTCAATGCCCTCGTTAGTGGTTCTATCTTTGGAGGTATTCCTTCAAACAAGATCACCGCTATTGCAGGAGAAAGCAGCACTGGAAAAACTTTTTTTACTCTTAGTGTCGTTCGTCATTTCCTCGATACTGATCCTGATGCTGGTGTCATTTACTTTGAGTCTGAGTCCGCCATTTCTCGTGAAATGATTGAGAGCAGGAACATTGATTCTAAACGTATGATCATTGTTCCTGTTACTACAGTGCAAGAGTTCAGAACTCAGGCACTTAATATCCTCAAGAAATACAATGAGCAAAAAAAGGAAGATCGCAAACCACTGATGTTTGTGCTTGACTCTCTCGGTATGCTCTCCACTACTAAGGAGATGCAAGATTCTGCTGAGGGTAAAGAGACTCGTGATATGACACGAGCACAGGTTGTCAAGGCAATCTTCCGAGTTTTGACTTTGGAACTTGGTAGGAGTAATGTTCCTATGATTGTCACCAACCATACATATGATGTGGTCGGTGCATATGTGCCAACCAAAGAGATGGGTGGTGGTAGTGGTCTTAAGTATGCTGCTAGCACAATCATCTATCTTAGCAAGAAAAAGGAAAAGGATGGCACTGACATTGTAGGTAACATCATCAACTGTAAAGCAGCAAAGTCGCGATTCACTAAGGAGAACAGTCAAGTTGCAACACGTCTTTTCTATGACGAACGCGGATTGGACCGCTATTACGGACTACTGGAATTGGGTCTTGAATACGGAGTCTTCGAGAAGTCTGGGAATCGTATCAAGTTTGGTGAATCTTCTGTTTATCCTAAGTCTGTTCTCTCTGATCCGCAGAAGTATTTCACCCCCGAAGTAATGCAAGCACTGGATGAGTGTGCACAGAAGGAATTTGGTTATGGCACTTGAAGATTACATTAGGACTTATGACTATACATTGAGCGATGATGTTTGTAAGAACACCATCAAGATGTATGAAGAGTTGGATGAGGTTGAAGATTGGGATCGTAATGGGCGACCCCAATTCACCCAATTCAATTTGACTCAATATCTCGAAGAGAATAACCATAATGATTGGGGTCTCATTCACAATGCATTCATCGAGTCAGCAAATCTATATGTTCAAAAGTATATGGACGATGTTGACTGTCGTCAGTTTTTCCCATTAAAGTCCTCTATTGAGCAGTTCCGAATCAAAAAGTATCGTGCAGGAACTGATGATCGATTTGATCGTCACGTTGATGTTGGTGATTATGCATCCGCACGTCGATTCTTATGTCTCTTCTGGTATTTGAACGACGTTGAACAAGGTGGAGAGACTGCGTTTGATGAGATGACAATCAAACCCAAACGTGGTAGACTTTTAATATTCCCACCGACGTGGACTTATCCTCACGCTGGGTTGCCCACTATCTCTAACGACAAGTACATCGCAGGAACTTATTGCCATTATGTCTAACTCGATTGAAGAACTGGTAGTCAATTCTCTAGTGTTCAATCAAGACTATACACGAAAAGTGCTTCCTCATCTCAAAGCTGATTACTTTGAGAACTACAACAATAAGTTGTTGTTTGAGGAAGTTTCTTCGTATTTGACTAAATACGATTCTCTTCCAACTACTGAAGCACTCAAGATCGAACTTGAGAATAGGAGAGACTTGACGGAAAGTTCTTACAAGGACATCATCGTACAGATTGATGGTCTTAAGGAAGAACCTCACGAGATTAAATGGTTATTCGATACTACAGAGAAGTGGTGTCGTGATCGTGCAATCTATAACGCTCT